AACGGATCGCCGTTCAGCGCGCAGCATCTCAGAGGAAACAGTGATGCCCATAATTACAATCAGCATTCTCGGGGAAAAAGAGCTCGAGGTCGACAAGATGGAAGACAACGACGAGGACGAGGGTGGGAGCTGCCCTGTTGCCACGCGTGACGAAGACGTAAACGAGCAGAACAAGCAGCAGTGTGTTGAGGAAGCAAACTATCGCGATGCCGACACCGGGGCTGCGTTCAAAATCTCTGAGGTGTGCGGCAACTGCGGGGCCTTTAACCAGACCTCACAGATCATGAAGTGCCTTGGCGGTGAAGAAGACAAGGGCTACTGCCAGATCTACAAGTTTGCCTGTAGCGCATACAACACCTGCGACGATTGGGTTAAAGGCGGGCCGATTACCGACAGCAAATTCGACTTGCGCAACGAGACCATGTAGACAACATGGACGTTGTTGTTTTTGCAAAAGCCCTGTATAAGGTGCTCAGAGAGCATGAGGACGCATTGTCTGAGTCTCTCGCAAGTGGTGGCGCTCGTGACTTTGAGCAATACAAACAGACGGTGGGGGAGATCCGGGGCCTCAACTTCGCCGTTTCCAATCTAAAGGCCCTGCTGGAGAAAACCGCAGACGATGTCGAAGACACTTTACGTTCCTGACCACGTCGCGCAGAAAATTAAAGCAGAGAGAGCCGACGCCGCGTCGTCGGCGGTCTCACTTGATGGCGCGTATGTGGCACCCGATGAGCGGGTCGTTGACCCGGCACTCCTCGATAAGCCCCTGCTTGACCGCCTCCCCCAGCCGACAGGTTGGCGTCTTTTGGTTATGCCCTATCAGGGCAAGGCCAAGACCTCTGGTGGTCTGTATATCCCTGATCAGGTTAGAGAGCGTGAGTCGCTGGCGACGGTTGTTGCCTACGTCCTGCGTTTAGGCCCGCTGGCCTACAAAGACCCGAACAAGTTTGGGGATAATCCTGAGCAGTGGTGCGAGGAAGGACAATGGGTTTGCATAGGTCGCTATGCTGGCTCGCGATTTAAAATTGACGGCGGGGAAGTTCGCATCATCAATGACGATGAGGTCATTGCGACGATTGCTGAGCCCACCGACGTCCAACATGTGTGAGGCATAGATGGCCAAGGAAGAACTGGACACCGAGCTTGACGATGCAGTTGAGATAGACGTTGAAGAGTCGCAAGACACGGATGAGGCGCAGGTCTCTGGAGCGGCTGGCGATGACGACGAGCTTGAAAGCTACAGCAAAAACGTCAAAACCCGTATCAACAAACTGACGGAAAAATACCGCAAGGAAGAGCGTGACCGCCAAGAGGCGCAACGCTTTGCCCAACAGGCGTATGAGGAAAACAAAAAGCTCAAAGAGCGCCTCAAACTCCTCGACCGTGGTTATGTCACCGAATACGGCAATCGACTGCAGGTGGAACTGAACACAGCCAAACAGAAGTATCGCGACGCGTATGATCGCGGCGACACCGATGAGGTGATGAACGCCCAAGAGGCGCTGACACGCATCAACTCCGAAATGGAACGTCATCGCCTAGCGAAGGCTCGGATTGAGCGCGAAGAGAAAGAACTTGTTCAGACGCAACAGGCCCAGCCACAACAGGCCCAGCCACAACAGCCACGTCCGGACCCCCGGGCGCAGAAGTGGGCGGAGCGGAACGAGTGGTTTGGTAAGGATCGAATCTTGACTTCGGCGGCATTTGCCATCGATGCAACCCTGACCCAAGACGAAGGGTTTGACGCAGGAAGCGATGAATACTATACTGAGCTCGACAAACGGATTCGTGACGAGTTTCCCCACAAGTTTCCGTCGTCGAAAAAATCGGGTAATGGAGCACAGGTCGCCTCTGCTGTCTCCTCAGCTTCCCGCAGTCCTGCAAAACAGGGGCGCAGATCGGTAAAGCTCACGGCCTCACAGGTCGCAATGGCCAAACGTCTGAATGTTCCTCTCGAGGAATACGCAAAGTATGTGAAGGAGTGAGAGAATGACCGATAGAACCCCGCGCGCAGGCGCAACCCGCGAAACAACTTCGCGCCGCAAACCTTGGGCACCGCCCTCCCGCTTGGATGCGCCTCCGGCGCCAGAAGGATACAAGCATCGTTGGGTCCGAACCGCTCTTCGGGGCGAAGAGGATCAGTCGAATGTGTTTAACCGCTTGCGTGAAGGCTATGAGCCTGTTCGTGCGGATGAACATCCTGACTTCCAAGCACCTACCATTGACGACGGCAAGCATGCTGGAATCATTGGTAATGGGGGTTTGATGCTGACACGAGTCCCTGTTGAAACTGCCGAAGAAAGATCCGAGTATTACGGGAACCGGACCCGCGAACAAATGGTAGCTGTCGATCAGGATCTGATGAAAGAGCAACACCCTTCAATGCCCATTTCAAACAAGCGGCAAAGTCGGGTATCTTTTGGCGGACGAAAGTCCGGCTGATTAAGGAGCAACGTCTATGGCTAACGCATCTGGTGCGTTCGGGCTTCGCCCGATCAACCTTGCTGGTGGGGCACCCAACAGCAACGGAACCAACGCGTATTTTATTGCCTCTGGCGCAAGTGCGATTTATCAGGGGTCTCCGGTTATCGTGACCAACGATGGCACCATTGCCATCACTGGTTCTGCTTCCGGTGACACCTATAAGCACATTGGCGCATTTGCAGGCTGTGAATACGTTTCATCTGTGACTGGCAAAAAAGTCTGGTCAAAATACTGGCCCGGTTCGGGCGCCGACACGAACTTTGACATCGTGGGTTATGTCTATGACAACCCCGTGCAGCGTTTTGTGCTGGCAACCGACGCGACCTTCACGAACCGCGCGACCGCTAAGGCCGCGATCTTCGAGAGCACCCAGTTCAACACCGGAACCTCCGGTAGCACGACTACGGGCAACTCGTCGGCTTCGATGGATGTTGCGACGCTTGACGCGTCGGACGCCTCCCTGCCCCTGAAGATTCTCGGCATTTACGAGGATCCAGAGACGCAGGACTTCGCGGCTGCTGGCATTCAAATGATTGTTATGTTTAACAATCACGCGCTGCTGCAGGCCAACTCTGAAGGCACTGTGGCGTAAGGAGAAATAGGAATGGCCATCAATCGCGCCCAACTGGCGAAAGAGCTCGAACCCGGTCTTAACGCCCTGTTCGGCATGGAGTATGCTCGTTACGAAAACCAGCATGCTGAAATCTTCACCACCGAGTCTTCGGATCGTGCATTCGAGGAAGAAGTGATGCTGTCGGGTTTTGGCTCGGCACCAACTAAATCGGAAGGCTCAGGCATCGCCTATGACGATGCACAGGAAGCCTACACCGCTCGGTATAACCATGAAACCGTCGCGCTGGCGTTCTCGATCACCGAGGAAGCCATTGAGGACAATCTGTACGACCGCCTCGGCAGCCGTTACACGAAAGCCCTTGCCCGCTCGATGGCTCACACCAAGCAGGTAAAAGCTGCCTCCATCCTGAACAACGCCTTCTCGGCTGGTCAGTATGCTGGCGGTGACACCAAGGCGCTCTGCGCTACGGATCACCCGCTGACCAACGGTGGATCGTTTGCTAACGAGCCCAGCACCGCTGCTGACTTGAACGAGACCTCGCTCGAGGACGCTCTGATCAGCATCGCTGGTTTCGTTGACGAGCGTGGCCTGAAAGTCGCCCTGCGCGGCACCAAGTTGATCATCCCACGGCAGCTGCAATTCGTTGCAGAGCGCCTGATGGTGTCCAACCTGCGTGTCGGCACCGCGGACAACGACATCAACGCTCTGCGTTCGATGGGTATGTTGCCCGAGGGCTACGCGGTCAACGACTTCATGACCGACCCGGATGCGTTCTTCATCATGACGGACGCTCCTCGTGGGTTCATCCACTTCGAGCGCACCCCGCTCTCGACTGGGATGGAAGCCGACTTCGACACAGGCAACATGCGCTTCAAGGCCCGTGAGCGTTACAGCTTCGGTTTCTCGGATCCGCGCGCCGTGTTCGGTTCGCCCGGCGCATAAGCGCAAAGCGAAGACAAACGGAGAAAGGGTCACGCAAGTGGCCCTTTCTTTTTGTTCAAGGCTCATGTATTGTTTGGGCATGGGCACCACATCAGCTTCGTAGACAGGTATCGCCCACCTGACGTTGCACAGACTGCGAAGCAAAACCTTGTGCAAAGGGTAATACAATGGCGAACACCACGTTCACTGGCCCGGTCGTTTCGACCAACGGCTTTGTCGCTCCCACATACACCGTAGCGACTGTTCCAACTGTTGGCGACTATGCCATCGGCACCATCATCTATGTCTCTGACGGCCTTGCTGGCGCGCCAACTCTAGCTGTCAACGACGGCTCCGACTGGATTTCTGCTGCAGGCACCGCTGTCGCCGCCGCGTAAGGAGTACGATAATGGCTACATCAGAATTTGGTAAGGCGTTTGCCGCTGCCCGCAAAGAAATGGGCCCCGGCAAGACGTTCACCTTCAAGGGCAAG